AAGAGCCTCTATTCTTTCTTCTGATGATCTGACAAACTCGTTCATGGCTCCACTTAAATTAAGAGAATGAACGAGAGAGTGAAAAGGCATATAGTCAGATATGGTTTGCTTGGCTTCTTCAAGACTATCATCCGACAAACGCTCGACCTCTAGATCGACAGTGAACTTGCTACTCTGGCATTGTCCGCATCCATCGACGAATTCTTTATCTATGTCGCATGGATCGGTGCTTTCTCTTGTAGAGTTATGAGAAACTATACCATTAGAAACGTATGAAGACGTATCTTTTACGTTTAGAGGATCGAAAACATCTTCCACAGGACCGGGGGATATACTTTTTATTTTTTCAAAGAACCAATCATTATCAACATAATCTTGAATAAAATTAGTCTCTGTACTATTAATAATTTTAAATTCTTTAATTTTATGATGAATTTCGGAAACTACATTATCTGGGATAGTTTTTTGATATCCTTGTTTTAATCTTGTAATTAAGGTTAAAGTTCTTTTTTCTTCTCTTGTTCGATTATTTGAATTAAACCTAGATAGTCGTTTTCTGAAAGGAAAAATATTTTTTATTATCTTGTCTCCAAACGGAATGATTGTCCTATCCGCCTCTAAAATAGATTTATTTTCTAATTCTATGGCGTCTATTAAAGATTTATTTTTTATATTTGAATTAAATCCTATTTTATCTTTGAATATTTTTCTACTATTTTTACCTACAATTCTTATTCTAAAATACTTTCTCTTTTTTCCTTCCCAAAAAACATTGTAACTGGTTACTGAAGAAACAATCCCTAGTGCCAATAACAAATTTTGAATTTCTCTTGCTAAATTCTTCCACTTAGTTGTCAACAAAGGTTGTCTTTTTTGAATTCCGCCATCTGTATCAAACAAACCCCGCAGAAAACTACAAATTTGCTCCTCGCCACTCTCCCAGATGGAATTAGGAAGGCATCTTCTCCATTTTCCTTTAGTTTCGTATTTGGGTATAATTTGATTTAAAATAGGTAGTTGTACGCTGGAACTGGAAATTCTATATAAATCTTCATTGCATTTAAGTTTCGTGTGCTTCTGATGATTATGTTTTTTAATACAAAATATTTGCGATTTTGCATTGTTTTTTATTATTATTTTAGAAATTAATTCTTTTATTTCTGGTTCTTTTTCCGATATTAGCCATCTAAAAGATCTTAAATTATTTTTCTCATATAGATTACCATCCCCATACAGATGACCAGCCAAGTACCACAATTCCTTATCAAAACCTTTATTTTTCGGTATTGATCCGCAATTTCCTTTTTTACATAAGATATAATCGCCAATTTCTAGCTGATCGGCTTGCCTCCATTCAAAACCAGATTCATTGAAAATTTTAAATCTGTGGTTGGGAGTTACAATAATGTTTCTGCCCAAACTAGTTGTAATATTTAATGTTGATTTCTTGCCTTGGTTTTTTAATTCTTCAAATGATTTAAATCCAAATTCTGTCATAATCAGTTTATCATTTTTTATGTTTTTTATTTTTTTGATCCCATTTTCAGTTATGACCAAAGTTGATCCGACACAACAGCCATTGTATTCTTCCATGTTATAGGCATTTTCACTATATGGAAATTCTGTCCTTACACGACCCCAAATTATTGGATCTGATATTGGATGACGCACAGGAACAAGTATGTCGAAAAGATCATCATCTTCTTCAACTAGGCGAACATTCCAATTTTTTGGAGGATATTCTTGCTCTCGTTCATCTCTATCGTCCATAAGAGGAAGAGTTTGAATGTAGTCTTCCAAAGATTGCTCTTGAGGAGGTATTTCTCTGAATTTATAAATAATTCTGATCTGGTCTCCCTGTTCAAGAGGTTCGTCAATCCATGTTAAAGAATCCTCGGTCAGGCTTATTTTGCTTTCATGGTCTGACGTAATGTCTTGCCATTCCGAATGCGCAGCCGGTCTCAGCCAGAGTCTAAAATTAGAATCTATAGGAAGTATTATTTTTTTAGAGAGTTCGAACTCGTCCGAGCCGGAGTATACAAAATGTTCTTGAAAAGTGTATTTTGATACAACTTGCCACAACTTTGTTATCTTTAAAAGTTTTATTCCGACATCAGAAAGACCGTTTCTCAATCCTTCTATTGTGCCCTTTCTTTTAAAGTTGGGAATGGCTTTCTTTATTTGTCTTCTCCATAAAGTAGGATCAGATGACCTTAACTTTAAGTTGAACATATTCGACAAAAGTGGAAGAAGTTGTTCGTGCGTGGCATTTGCATCAAGAAGATCAATTATTTGATTGGCCATGTCCTCTATAAATGTAAATCCTCTCGCCACTGATTTGTTGAATTCCTGTAGTACGGTGGGTGTCAAATCATTTTCAGAGATGATAGTTTTAAACATCTCAGGCAAATAACGATCCATTAAAATCTCATACTTATCTGGTCTTGTTCTGTGCGTTGGTATGCTTGTGTTAAGACGACTATCTCCCTCTAGCATGAAAAACATGTGAGAAGATAGAATTCTGCCCGCTAGATTAGGCATCCAAGACCAACAAATAAAGTAATCGCCTTCTCTACACTCTAAAGGCTTCCATTCAAGAACAAACTTCCCTTTTACAGCTTCATCATTTTCATAATAAGGTTGAATAATGTTATCTTGTATTGTTTTTTCTTTAAGCTCAGAGGGCACTAGATCAGGATTGAGCCATGCGGGAAACAACTCTCCAGTATCAGGATCTGTATATCCGCCAAAAGTCTTGACAGGGATCGCATTTTTATAGAAAAAAGAAGAAACGGACTTGGATTCGTCAATTCTCTTTCTCAGTAAATTCAATGTCTCAAGAGAATTGCCATCGGGAGCGTCTGCCAAGTTATCCGGATAGGAGAATCTGAAAAAGTTTAATTGTGTAGTTCCTAAAGAAATATGTTCTGGGCAATCTAAAACCCAACCTGTGTTAATATTATCAATTCCATTTTCCACAAAAACATACATTCCTTTTACAATATTATCGGAACTGTTTGCGTCGTTGGATCGAGCCCAACGCTCTTCTGTGACGACGTAAATTCCATTTTCCGAAGAATTTGTCTGATTTTTAACAAGCACACGATCTCCAGAAACAACAGAAACTCCATCAATTGTTCGCGGTCCTGTTAATTGAATGCCTTGTGTTGTAGCGACCCGTACGGCTTCTTTTCTCTTGAGACATATTTGTCTTTTTACGAGATTATATTCTGCTTGAAGATTAGAATTTAGGGTTTCACGTTCATATTCTTTAGCAGTGCTGTCTGTAAACTCTCTCGAAACAAAATATACTGTCGCGTTCGTAATTTGATACGGCGAAACAGCACAGTCGTCTCCGTCTGTTGTGTCTAATATAAATCGAACGTCATCCGATATTGTTATCCCTGTGTCTTGTCCTACAATCTTTGCCATTTATCCCCTTTTCACAGATATACGAATGAAATTTCGACAACACTTGGTCTTATTATCTCAAAAAATCTAGTTCTCACTATTGATCCTGAGTTTTCTTCCTCATTTGTAGTGAAAACTATATCGAAACTTTCTGCTTGTTTTATTGAAGAAAGGTTCTTAACAAGATCATTTTCGCGAAGATCCTGTCCAAACTCCCAGTTCGAAAGAGAAAAGAAATCGTTTACTGAATTCTCGGCAGCAACACGTATTTCTTGTTCGAATTTTTTATTGATTCTAGAAAGAGTTATTTCTACCGTAACGTCTGTCTCCAATACACTTCCATCCTTGATACAGATATAATCAGTAATCATCTTTTTTGCTTCAAGCATCTCGGCAAGTTCAGCCTTTAGATTGTCGTTTGCTTCTTGAAGATTATTGTTTCCCTCTCTTGCAAGAATGTATATGTCAATTACATTTCCTGCGCAACCATGATTGCGAAGAGTAGCAACCGATTTGCCTATTTGACCATGATAAGCAGTCACGAACTGATCTGTTAATGTTTTGTAATCTAAGCCTGTAACTGCTCTGTCTTGAGTTCGAAGATAACTAGGAAGTTTTCTTCTTATATCTTCAATAGTGTCGCCGTTATAGCCGTGATCTCCTCTTGTGTAATTTCTAAATGTTACGGGCACGCTTGCGCTTAATCCAAAAACCTGAACTTGAGATTGATACTCCGCGTATCCCGTCACTATATTTCCTCTTGTGCCACCTCCAGTTCTTGCCTGAAGTTCAATTTGGGCGCCTTTCGGAGGACTCAAACCGGCTCTATTGTTTCCAAACATAACATAAGCACGATATGATGAATCAAATTCAACTCTGTATTCTTTTCTTGGCTGAGAGTCCGTGAAATAATCAACTCGTTCCCACAGAACGCCATCGACCTTAATAGAAATTGAATCATAGATTACTGAGGGCTTTGAAGTGGTTATTGATTGAAGGTTTTGCCCCGTACCCGTAAATAAATCAACAAAAGTTCTTCCTTCTAAACCTATAACAGAAGAATTAGTAAAAGACCCAGCAGGGATGATTATGTCTCGATCAAATATTGGATTATTTTTAGAATCTGCTGGGAAAAGTTCAATCGAGATCAGACCATCTTCTGTCCCTAAGTCTATGGAAATTGGAGCATTTACGATAAGATCTTCAGAAAGAGCATTGTTTATCGTTGCCGTCCACATTGAACTAGAAGGTATCGGAGGAGTTGGTTTAAATCCGACAAGTTGACACAACCTAAAAGCATTATCCGGCTCTGTAACAGTGTCAATAAATAACTCATTGACCATCTGATCCATCTTAAATGACAGCGTGTCTGCAAGAAAAGCCCAATTTTCTATGAGCATTATTGCAATAGAACCTTCAACAAAATCATTAAAAGTATTCGGAAGAACACTGCCATTCTCTCCGAACCTATCTCTGATAAACTCTACAAGTTTCGTCTTAAGAGACCAAAAATCCTGATTAGTATAATTTAGACTTATTATCTTGTCATTTTTAATGGGATTTGACTGTGAATATGGTTGTATTTCAAATGGGCAATTTCCACTCATTCTATTCTCCTAATGGTATCTCCAATTTCAATTCCTGAACTTCTCTAATATTATTAAAATCTGTAAATAGTATTCTTATTAAGAGAGTGCTGTCCATATCCTCTTTTTTATCTTGTTGATCAAGAACTGGCTCGATATTTTCGCGAGAATTTGTTATTTCTATATTACTTACCGCAATTCTCGGCTCCCACGTTCTTATTGAATTAGATATTGCTTCTCTTACGTCACTAACTATTTCTGAATCGTTGGGTTCAAACAAGAATCTTTTAAGAGGAGTGCCAAATTCAGGCAACATCACACGCTCGCCAGGCTCAGTCAATAATAAAACAAGTAAATCTGCCTTAACCTGATTCATATCTCTTTGGGTCCTTAGGAGCCCAAGAGGGTGCTTTATTATCGGATATGGCGCCCCTAAAAAAGACATCTTCTACTCCTTGTACAGCCGACCAACGCTGTTTGATTTGTATCCTGAGGTGGTCTTGTTATCGTTCCCTATGTATGGAGGCGGACAATTTACTCCTCCACATTTCGTAAATGGACTTAAATTAAATATAGATACGCAAGGAGCTTCTAGCGAAGCAGACGCAAATACTCGATCGCTTGCCACAAGTCTTCCTACCTTGTTTTTCGGATCTCCGATTAGAACAACCACAGGACCTACGCAAGGCGAACACTCTAAAGTATCTGCATCCGGTGGCGGAGGGCAATCCTTGCCGGCCATTAGTAGTATGATTTTATCTGCCAAGAATGCAGCGATCTCAGATTTGTTAAAGTAGAAATTGCACGACCAATGCACTGAATGTTGCGAAACGGCAGTGAACCAGTTTCTTGGTCCAAGACATCCTCCCTTACAAAAATCATCTTTAGGAGTCGTTTCTCCTACGCCTACAACTGTAACGTGATCTCCCTCTGTCATGCACATATAATCACCACCGGCTCTTATAAAGATATAGCCGCAGTAATCGCTTTCTTGCATTCTTATTATATGTGGACCGCAGCAAGCATCATATTGTGGAGCCATTAATTGAAGATATTGAGTTTGTGTATCTTCCTGATGATTGTCGTCAGCCATCATTATTTCAAGACCATAACCAGTTCGTATTCTCACAAAGGCGTCAGTGGCTTTATTTATGGGAGCAGAACCTTCTCTTCTGTTTCTATTACACTGCTCATTGTTCTCGTCAATCATCTGAATGATGTGATTTGATGTGCTATGGAGTTCTATGCCTCTTCTTGGTCCGGCTTTACAGGTTCCAGGAGGAGTATCATCATTCATCTCGAATCTGTTGCCGGTAGCCGTCAATATTCGGATGAAATTCTCAGCATTTCTTCCTTTTGGATCTCCATCGGGCTCAACATCGCTCATCATCATTTGATGTCCATGAGCAGACTTCCATACGGTTTTGCCTTTGAAAGTTTCGTCACACCCATAGTCAAAGGGCTGCATTCCCTTTTCCCAATTATTTTTACCTCGGGGCTCTTTAACTGAATCGTCCATCCAAAATGTATGTCCGCTCAAGGATGTCATTTGTATTCCTGATTGCGGCAGCGTTGTCTTGTCTACTTTATTGTTCTGAGGATTACCCGGTCCTGAATATGGTCTACATTCACTTTTATTTTTAAAATAAGGATTAGCACATTGACCCTCAGAACTTCCGCTTTGACTTTTTGACGTGTTGGGCTTGCCGCTTCCTTGCATCATTACATCTGGAGCGACTGGAGTATTGTCTCCTTGCGATTTTGTTGGGCAATTCTCTACTTTTTCAAGCGGCTCATCTCCTTCGTTACACTTGCTAAAATCGCCACTCCCGCAGTTACAGTCGGGGTTTGCCCACTGTGCGGCTGGATGAATGCGATCATCTTTAAATATTAGATGATTGCCTTGAGAACTCTTAATTTCTAGACGTTGCCATCTGAAATTACATTTATAATTCCCGTCGACCATCTTGATCATGTGCTTTTGTGGCGTTTTCCATCCATAAATATTGGGATAAGTTATCTTATCCTTAGCCTCTGGATCATTCTCGAAGTCGTCAATTGAATCGATGTCATAACCATTATAATTTTCTGTATTCCATGGAGGGTAGACTTGAGTCTCGTCAGGTCCGACCATATATCCACCTCGGTGACCACGGTGTATCTTCTCATACTCGGGCACAGGATAATTCCATCCTGGAGTGCGATCTCTGTCCCAAGTTGTGCCAATATAATATGGCCACTGTCTGTTTCCTGCTTCAAATATCAAGCATAATTTTGATCCAGCAGGAGGAACCCAAGTACAGCCACAGTCATCAAACCCACCTTGACTCGATATGGGATATGCCCAAGGTAGCGACTTTACAGGGGCTTCTTTCATGTGCTGTAAAGGGCTAAAATACCTTACTCTACCTTGCTTCCAAGGATCTATAGTTTCTATAACTATAGCAGTGTGCATGCCATAAATGGTTTCTTGCTGAGCGGGAGTCTTCCAGCTATTTTTAATTTCGCTGGTCATTAGTGCTTTAACTCCGTACCCCATCTCGGAGAATCTTTCCTCTACATGGGCAAGTCTCTGATCTAAAATCTGCATTGCCTCAGGAATAGAAGCAGCGCCAAAATTTCTTGTTGTATTATCTGCCATTTTAGCAAGTATTCTTTACTGTTTTTCCTCCGCTTCCGGACCCACCGAGAGGTTCCTTCGAACCCTGTTCTTGTCCAGGAGCATTTAACTGTACTTTTAAAGTAGTAGTGTACGAGCCTTCTTTTATAGAGTGATTTACTCCAACAACTAGCCACGCTTTATTACTTAATATCTGATTGCAACCCGGTATGGCGAGCCAATCTCCACATCCCTTGTTAGATCCGCCCTGTATGTGAAATGGATTTATTGCCACAATCGAAACTATTCTTCCCGCTTGTATAGAACAGAATGGCTCACGAGGATCACCTAAAATTTTCAAATCTGCTATTATTTCTTGAACAGCAACATCAGTTAATCTATGGGCTTTTGAATGCGCCTGTTGAGATCTCATAGTTTCTTGATATGCGTTTTTTGGTCCATATGCATTCCAAGCTTGTTGTGTGATTGTTACCTGTTGTTGAAGACCTGCTGTGGGTCCGTGATCTTTTTCTTGTTGATTAACTTTTTTATCTTCTTGAAAGTTGCTTCCGGTATTTGCGGCCCCTGAAGTTCCGCCACCCGCACTGAAGTTAGCCTGACCTTTAATCCAATTGAATGTCGGAGTAAACTCAATAACTGTACTGCATTTTCCTCCATTAACAATAAATGTCCCTAAACTTCTTTCTGTGCACTCTTTGGTTTCCTCGGGATTTAGTGTCGGATCTTTTAGCAAAATTAATTCATCATATTCTTGTGGATTCATAAAAGGAATTATTCCTTTTCCCCAAGCTGATCCGTCGTCTAGTCGAAAAGGCTCGAGCCATTTTGTTATGACAGATTGTCTGTTCATATTGTCGCCCTGCCATGTTCCTTTTGGTCCACCTTCTTTGAAATTTTTCCATTTAAATTTTACATCCTTTAATTTTCCATCATTTGTGATTTCGCAATATCTTACTCTGATTGCGGGGGGCAAATTACAAAGATTGTTTATTGCTTCTTCGATTGTGATTTGTTTGTCATCCTCGCCTTTTACATTGTCTTCTCTCATTCCTTCAAAAACAGGAACTAACGCCTCTCCCGTTATCATGTATTTTATTTTGCCTTCGCTATAACTAACCTCTGTTTGCATAATTTGCGATTTAAACAATGGAGAAGGTATTACTTGTTTTGTTCCGTCACATGTGGCATACACCCATCCAAACTGACATTTTATTTTCGTTCCTTCTCCTGCTGATGTGGCACACTTTCTTATTGAATCGATAAGAGCTCCCATTCGTCCGCCTGCCTCGTCTACTATTTCTATAATCGTTTTAGGAGTGTCAATAAATCCAACTTCAAAAGATTTTATAATGGCCGTATTTGGATTGGCTTTGTAAGAGTCGTTGCCAACTGTTATTTTGTCATTTTCTCCTGCACCCTCTCCAAATTGAACCCAAACCCAAGGAGCAAAGCTCTCGGCTTGTTGCCCAGCGGGACCTGGCAACATAAGTGGTCCACATTTATATTCAGCGGCACAACCCGCCAAACAATTATACATAAATATTCTCCGGCAAAATTATTGTTTTGCCTGCTTTGAATTCTAGTATGTCACTAATATTATTCGCCTCCATGATCTTCCACCAAAAATCAGGAATTCCATATTTTTCTTTTGAAACAAGGTCTGGTCTGTATTCCATGCCTGAAGGTATTACTGCCACTTGATCATTTGGAGAAGGAGAAAATTTTTGTTTTTTATAGGTTTCGAATGTTATTATCCTCTCATCAGAATAGTAAATTACTCTGCTAGAGGAATATCTGCTTACTCTTGTTACAAAATCATTTGCTTGCAAATCTGTAAACTCTATTTTATTAGCCATTTTATTTTCCTAAGTTCAATATTCTGTTTTGACCCGGCAAGTCGGCACTCTTGTAGACAACGTCCCAATTAGTATCTATATCAAATTTAAATGGTACAAAATTGGATTCGTCCCAAGCCACTTCTGTAGGAAATTTAACAGAGTATTGTTTTAAAATAACACACAATTCTTCTTGAGCAGATAATAGACTCCCACATTTAATTCTACAAATAGGAGGCGGAACAAATGGAGCCCCATTAGAAGATTCGCGAGGATAGGTGGCGCTTTGTATGGCTCTAAGAGCCTCTAAGTTATAATTAACATCTTCCGGAGACGAAACAATCATATGCAATTGAACTGAAAGCGTTCTGTTGTCTGATTGCGAGTATGTTTTTAGAGGAGAGGCTCGACCAATAACAGTCTCATCATTGTAAGAAGCCGTCTTCGAATCGGTTATTTCAGGAAGATTATTTATTATTACTCTAAAAGGACCGTTATCAGTTGGTATAATTATATAACATTTTCTAATTGGAACTAATGAACCGCCTATAATTGTTGCTGCTGGCATTATGACTCTCCGTCGTTAACAAAACTTCTATTTGCATTACCGCCAGCCTTGCCATATTTCATTTTCCCAAATTTAGCTGCGTGCAATGGTCTTCTTGGATCTTTGGTTCTTCCCGCTCCCATTTCATCTGTGCCTCCCACTCTGACGCCCTTAGGCTTTAACAGAGTCACCATTTCTGTTATTCCCTGTTTTATCTGTTCGAGTTCCTCAACCTGCCTTACGGATGCCTCTTCGATTCTCGATAGTTCATCGCTTTGCAACCTGCCAGTCTGACCAGAACTCCCTGCACGATCACGCAATATGCTTTCTGAAATATCATTTAAGTGTGTTGGCTGAACGTTGTTTATTTGATCGTTTTGTTCTGGATGAACTACAGGTATGGCGTGCTGACCAACTGGAGTTGCTACCGCAGCAGTGTTTGATTCCATTTTTGCACTAGCTTTTTCGGCGGCTTTGTTTGCTGAAGATCCTGGTGTTCCTACAACCTTGTCATAAACTGCGTCTGAAGCCATTCCTGCACCAACTCCACCTAGCACGCCGCCTAACAAACCTCCTATAGCTGTGCCCACGCCTGGGAATATAAGTGTACCTATAGTGGCTCCTAATGCAGCCCCGCCGAGACCCCCAGCAGCCCCAGCAGCAGTTCCAGTAAGTGCTTTTCCTGTACTTTCTCCACTAACTTTTCTTATTCCAAAATCTAATAATGGACCAACAACCGGAAGTTTCTTGGCCAGACCTCCGATTAATTTTGAACTTTTTCCAAGGAAGCCCAGAGCAGGTCCCGCAGCCTTGGCTGCATCATCGACAGCACCAGCAGCTGCTGTTGCTGTTTTTACGCCTCCCTTTCCTACCACGCCCTTTGCAAAATCTGTTACTTTAGAAGCTCCGGTCTTCAATAAACCTGTAGTTTTAGGTGCCATTTCGGTAGCCTTCGCCATTCCCTTATTTGCAAGTTCTTTTGCGACACCAAATGTACGAGAGCCCATCTTTGCTTTTGCAGCTTCAGCAGACAAACCTGTCGCTCTCAGTTTCTTAAACTCTGCGAATCTTGCTGCTTTAGACGATTCCATCGCTGCTTTTAAGCCTGTCTTTTCTGCTACCTTTGAGGCAACACCAGTTGCTTTTGCCATGCCATCCTTGGCTATGCTTTTTAATGCATTTGTTGCTTTTGAGGCGACGTCCTTAACAGGTGTAGCCTTAGCCATCTTTGCTTTTGCAGCCTCGGCCGACAAACCTGTCGCTCTCAGTTTCTTAAACTCTGCGAATCTTGCTGCTTTAGACGATTCCATCACCGCTTTTACACCCGTCTTTTCCGCTACCTTTGAAGCAACGCCAGCTGCTTTTGTCATGCTGTCTTTAGCCAAGTTCTTTACTGAATTAGTCGCCTTCGAAGCAAGGTCTTTAGCAGAACCTACTGCTGTTTTACCCATCTTTGCTTTTGCAGCCTCAGCCGACAAACCTGTTGCTCTCAGTCTCTTAAACTCTGCGAACCTTGCTGCTTTAGCAGACTCCATCGCTGCTTTTAAGCCTGTCTTTTCTGCCACCTTTGAAGCAACATTTTGTGCAACTTTACTAGCCGCCTCAGCAGCGACCTTGGCTCCAGACACCAGGCTCCCAGCCTTATTCTTTATCCAATCAAAAGCATTCTTGAAAACACTTCCTACCTTCTGTCCAATCCAAGATAAACCGTTTATTATGGGTTTAATAAGGAAGTCATTAACAGCCTTGTACATCTTACTATTCTTAATTGTATCAACAAGTTTTCCAAACAAACCCCCTGTTGATGCATTTAGGAAATCATACCAACTATTCTTAAAGAACTTTGTTAGTCCTGAAAGATTACTCTTAAACAAATTGAAGAAGCCGCCAAATTTTTCCGAAATAACACCCAGACCTGATCTTAAAGTCTTAGTGTTTATGTGCTTAAATATTTTCTCAAAAACTTTCTTTGGCGCTTTGAAGAATGCATTCTGAAGTCCCTTGAACACAGTTCCTGGCAAACTAGCAACAAATTTGACTGCTTTTACAGGCAAACTAGCAACTGTTTTGACCACATTCCACGCCATCTTTCCAATTGATTTGACTACATTTAATGCCATATTTCCAAAGAATCCGACTATAGCCACACAAAGATCGGGGATAATTGAGTTGCCAACAAGAATATTAAATAGCCACTTAAAAGGAGCTACAATGGCGTTTACAAGAGTCGTAAATAAGTTGATTGTAAATGTAATAGAATTAACAACTAACCCCAACACTTTGACAAGAGTCCATAAAACAGCTCCTAAGGGAACGCCTATAATCATACCTAATAATTTACCTATGGGCTTAAGAATACTGTACAATGTCGCAAAAGCTTCGCTTGCATTCTTTGCCTCTCCCATTCCAAAAATTGATGTGAAGGAATTGAATAAACCAAGCAAGGCAGTACCAAGCCCAGCGAAAGACTCATAAAGACCCTTGAGTGCCGGTCTAACCATATCCACAGCAACCATTATTCCACTTATAAATCCTTCTATTACGCTGAAGAATCCATAGAACACAAACGAAAGCGTTTGCTCCAAGAAGTCAGCAACGCCTGTGAGTCTTAACATTCCAAATGTAAGACCGTCGAGTATGCCAACTAAACCTCCCGCAATCGTAGATGA